GAAAATGATAATTTTGAAAATATATATAAAGTATCAGAATATATATCAAATATTTTACCAAAAAATTACGATGTTCATATTATGGAATATGATAATAATTATTTATTAATTGGTATTGAACCATCATTACAAAAAAATGAACAAACACATGGTGATTGGAAAGATGAAATCAAATCAACGTTATCTGAAATTTTTGGTGAAGATAATATTACAATGAGCTGGTATGAAGAATGTTTATAATAATTAGAATAACAAAATCTATTAAAATAACGTATTAATAATCTTTGTTATTAAAAATGAAACAAATGATATTAAAACAATAAAAGATTTTGTTATTGATTTTTGTGTCGAATATAACTATACTATAGATGATTTATGAAACCAGGTGAATTATTTTATAACACTATTGTTTATGATTACATATTAAGAGAAAAAGGAGATTCAAAATCTTTTTCTTGGTATTTAAAGGAAATAATTAGATAATGCTGGGAAATAAAGTAATGAAAATGGATGAATGGGAAGGAAATTCTGTTTATTATAAAATTGCTTGTTCTTGTTGTGGTGGTGATGAATGTGATGCTATTATTGAGTTTGAAATTGATAATGATTTTGGTGTTATAACAGTAATTTTTTATAAAGATATTATGTGGTGTGATTATTGGCAAAATAAATGGTTTTTTCAAAAATTGTGGTCAAGATTAAAAGTTGCATGTAGAGTTCTTTTAACAGGTAAAACAAAAATTAATGGTGATTTTATTATACAAGGTCAAGACCATATAAATTCCATTATTGATGCATTTAATGAAGGTAAAGAAAAAATGAATAAATGGAAATTAAATTTTGAAAAAGAACAAAAGGAGAACAAAAAATGAAAATCAGACAAGGATTTGTAAGTAATAGTTCATCTAGTTCATTTATTATTGCTATGGGAAAAGTTATAGATATTAAAAAATTTATGGAAGAAGTAAAAAAACATAAAATAGATTATGAATTGATCGAATTTGAAAATGATGATGATGAAATTGTAGTGAATTCTTTTACATATAATAGTATATCTATTGGATCAGAAATATTAAAAGAAGGTGATATAGTTGCTAGATTTGAAATAAATGGTGATGAAGGTGATGAATATTTTATGAATGATTATGGTGATATTGATTATAATATTGATTATTGTGATTTAAATAATCCATTAGTTGACTTTTTTAATGAGTGTACATCTTTAGATAATTTAAAAATTAGTTATGGAGCTGGTAGAAATGGATAAAAAACAATTTGATGAACTTATAATAACAATTATAAATGGTTTTAATGATATTAAAGAAAGTATTAATGATTTAAAACTTGACAATAAAAAAAGTAATAATATTAAATTAAGTGATTATGTTGGTATACCATTATCAAGTGTTCATCATCCTGAAAATCCAGAAATGATTGGTGATTCTAGAAGAATTTGGTCAGAAGACAAAAATATGTGGATAAGGAAAAAATAATATGAAAATTAGAAATGGATTTGTAAGTAATAGTTCAAGTAGTTCTTTTATAATATTTACTGGGCATACTAAAAAATCTTTAAATACAATAGATGAAGTTAAGAAATATTTTTTTAAAGACGGATATGATGAAGAAGATATTAAATATGTTTTAACTGATAAAATAATTGATAAAATTGAAAATGAAATTGAAAAGGGATTAGGATGTATTATAATAAATGCTGATTATTGGTCAGAGAATATACTTATAGACATAGTTGATAAACTTGGTACTGATATGATAGAATTAAAACTCATGTGATAAAATTGTTTTTAAAATATATTATAATAAGGACTTGAATATGTTCAGAAATTGTTTTTATAATGGTCAGAAATCCGAAATCCATTTATGGGAAGAAATTAATGGTAGTAAAAAATATACAACAATACCATGGGTACCATATTTTTATCAAAAAACAGAGAGTAAAACTGGTATAAAAACACTTGATGGATTTAATGTCAAAAAAAGAAAATTTAATACACATAAACAATTTTTACAGGCACAAAAGGAATCTATTAACATATATGAAAATAATGTTTTACCTGTTATTCAATTTCTTTCTGAAAATTATGCAGATATTCCAGATGATAATTTAATATCACCAAAATTAAAAATATATTCAATTGATATAGAAGTTCATTCTGAACAAGGATTTCCACATGCTGAATTGGCAGAATATCCAATTACAGTTATAAATTTAAAAGAATTTAATGGTAAATCTTATTCATGGGGATTAAAACCATATACAAAAGAATTTGATTTACAAGATGTTAATGGTAATAATATTGATATTGAATATTGTTACCATTATAATGAACCAGATTTATTAAAATCATTTATTTTATGGTTTAATAGACATCCTCCTGATGTTTTAACTGGATGGAATATAATGTCTGATACCAAAACTAATAAATTTGGTGGTTTTGATATGCCATATATAATTAATAGATGTATACAATTATTTGGTGAAAATACCAACATTTATAAAAAATTATCACCTATTAATAATGTTAGAAAATGGATACAAAAAAATACAAATACAATGATTATTGATATTGCTGGTATATCTATTATTGATTATATGTCATTATATAAATGGTACACACCAAAAAATCAAGAAAATTTTAGACTTGATACTATATGCCAAGATGAATTGAATATTGGTAAATTGGAATATGAATATGAAGATTTACGTGAACTTTATAATAATGATTGGAATACATATATTGATTATAATATTATTGATAATGTTCGTATTGAAGAACTTGAAAATAAACTTGGATATATAAAATTGGCTCAGCAATTATCACTATTAACAAAAACACCAATTAAAAGTTATAATGCATCAGTACAACAAATAGAAGGTTTATTATTAACATATTATAGAAGAAATAAATTATGTGCACCATATTTTGCTGGTGGAACTCAAGAGCATTTTCCAGCAGCATATGTTAAAACACCACAAAAAGGTATTCATAATTGGGTCATTGATGTTGATATAGCATCAAGTTATCCAACAAGTATTATTATTATGAATATGTCACCAGAAACATATATTGGTCGTATTCAATTAAATGAAGATAAAATTGTTAAATATTGTAAACAAAAAAGATTTGATGAAGATTTTACTTTGATAAAAACTACTGGTATATCAAAAATGAAAAATGAAAAATTAAAAGATTTTAATAATTTTTTAAATAATAAATTAATAACTATAGCACCATGTGGAACTGTTTTTGATAATACAAAAAAAGGTGTATATGCATCAGTTGAAAAGTCTGTTTTTTTTAAAAGAAAAGAAATTAAAAGAAAAATGATTGATATTAAAAAATCAATTAAAAAAATTGAAAAGAAAAATCCAACAAAGGCAAGTATAATGAAAGAAAATGCTGATAGATTGTTTTCTTATCAATGGGCATTAAAAATTGTTTTAAATCAGGCATTTGGTATATTGGCAGTACCATATTCAAGATATTTTAATACTGATATAGCAGAAGCTATAACAAGTGCAAGTAAATATACTATTATACATGGACAAACTATTGTAAATAGATTATTTAATAATCCAAATATTAACAGTGATTTTAATTCAGAATTAAAAAAAATAATTAAACAAATAAATGGTTGATAAATATTATATATAATAGTATAATACTTTATAAATTATGAGATTACTTCATAATACGTAATCTGTAAGATAAAGATTAAAATCTGATATCTTCAACCAACAAATAGAAAAGGATTTATTATGAAAAGGATTTGTAGATGGTCTTTAATTTTGATTTGTATGTTTTTTCTTACCGGATGTGTAGCAACTAATGCACAAAAAAGTGCTGGTATTGGATCTCTGGCTGGTATGGCTGGTAGTGCACTTGGCAAAGGTGATAGAAATACTACTTTACTTTTGGGTGGTGCTGGTGCTATACTTGGATATATGATTGGTAATGAAATGGATAAAAATATTTATCAGCAACCAAGAAACAATTCTTATCATCAGCAACCAAGAAACAATTCTTATCATCAGCAACCAAGAAACAATTCTTATAATTATCAATCAAGAAACAATTCTTATAATTATCAATCAAGAAATAATTCTTATAGTTATCAACCAAGAACTGATTGCGAAAAAATTATTATAAGAAAATGGGTTAATGGACAAATGATTGAAACCATTGAAGAAAAATGTAAAGGTAAAGTAAGTACACCAACTTATTGATTTGGTATGGTAGGATGGCAGAGTGGTTTATTGCAATGGTCTTGAAAACCATCAAAGGTGTGAATAGCATCTTTCAAGGGTTCGAATCCCTTTCCTACTTCCATAATTAAACAAGGAAATTGTATGGAAAATGTTGATTATGTTGCATATATAGATACTGATAGTTTATTTATAAAATTTGAAGAATTTTTATTATCACATGGTGTTAATAAAGATAAATGGTTGTTAATACCTGATGATCAAAAAATTGAAATAATAATAAAACTTTCAAGAAAACTTGAAAAATATATTAATGATTCTTGTTATAAAGAATTACAACAAGAATTATATAATAGTACAATTAAACAAGATGATTTTGCTATAATTTTTAAACAAGAAATTATTTGTAAAACTGCGTTATTTGTAAAAAAGAAAAAATATGGTTTTCATGTTGTTAATGATGAAGGTGTTCCAAAAGATAAAATTGATGTAACTGGTCTTGAAATTATTAGATCAGAAACACCAAAGGCATTTAAAATTATACTTAAAAAAGTTCTTAGTATGATACTTAAAGCAGCTTCAGATAAAGAAATTATGTCATTTGTAAATAAAAGTAAAAAAGAAATCAAAACAAACAATCCAAGCGATATATCGTCTAATATAAGTATAAATAAAATTGATAAATATATTAAAGATGATATACCAATGAAAGGCACACCATATCATATTAAAGGTGCCGCAAATTATCATAAATTAATTAAATTATTTGGTCTTGATAATAAATATAGTAAAATTAATGAAGGTGATAAAGCATCTGTATTATATGTAAAACCAAATAAATATAAAGTAGATGTTATATCATATATTAGATGGCCAAAAGAATTCGAAAAATTAAATATTTTTCCTGATTATGAAAAACAAATTAACAAGTTTTTCATAAAAAAAATACAAATTCTTTTAGAACCAATGAATAGAGAAAGTATTTTAACACAAAATGAAAATTTTAATTTGTTTTTTTAATTAAAGGAGTAGTAATGGTATATTTGGAAAATATTAAAATAGGTGATACAGTAATGATACAACATAATAATACCTATTATAAAGATATTATATTGAGAAAATTAAAAACAAAAGTTGAATGTAAAACAGGTGAATTTTTAATTAAAGATGGTAAAATAATAGGTAAAGAAGACAAAATTATTATTGAAATGACTGATGATGTAAAAACACAAATTTTATCACAAGAATATTTTCTTTTATTAAAAAATATGCAAAAAATGACATTTGAAAACAATAAAAGTTATGAAGGATTTATTCAAAAAGTAAGAAATCTTTATAATGCAAATAAAAAACATAATGAAAAACATATTTAAAATAACATGTATTATAATAATATATAGTATATTATTTCCTGTATATGGCATGTCAACACCATCTTATTCAGGAATATATATGTTTACATATAGTGGTAATGATAATGATTTAACAGAAGTAAATAACTTAATAAATGATTGGTTAAATTTAAATAATGAAGAAAATATAAAAATTGAGTATGTTTCTAAACTTGAAAATGAAGGATCAAATAATGATTTTAAATTCTTTTTTAATGATACAAAAAAAGAAGGAACTTTTTCATCATTAAATAATATTAATTTTTATAGTGTTAAAGGTGGCAATCAATTTGCTGTATATTGGTTAGATATATCAATGTTAAATTTATCAAATTATATGTGGTCAACTGAACATTTGATTAATGGTGGAGGTAATCAACCAGACTTGTCACATATATCAATATTCTGGACAGATGAAAAAAACTTGCCAGTACCAGAATCATTAACTATATTACTATTTGGTTTTGGGTTATTATTTATTACAGGAATAAGTAGAAAATTTAATACATTTAAATAAATATATAAAAATCCAATATACTCTATTATATCTATGGAATAAGTATTGAAAAATATCAGGGATCGATCATAGGACAAGTGGATTTTGGAAATCTGCGAATAAGGTTGGAGCATTACCAACATCCCTGACCACTAAAAATTTAATCAAATGAACCATTTATACACCAATTGTGATATGTTAAAAAATGGTAAAAATTTCATCAAATACTCTTGACAATGTTTATTAATGGTGTTATAATTTAATAAAAAATTTTGGTTCTTTGAGTAAAAATAAGCCCCTATAGTTCAGTGAATAGAACACCATGCTTCTAACGTGGATATCGCAAGTTTGATTCTTGCTAGGGGTTCCAAATTTTCAGATGTGTCATCATCTATGAAGGCATTGATAATTCAATAAGGTGGTGTCACTTCTGTCATTTAAAATCACCTATATATTTCACCAAATTCTTTTGACAATGTATTATTAAGGAGAATAAAAATGATTGGACAGTATACAGAAGATGAATTATTTGCAATGAAAGGTATTATATCAAGTGCAAAATTAATGTATGAAGGTAAAGTTGTAAGATTTGTTGGTAAAACATATAATTATTACAAAAAAGAAGTTGATGGTTCATGGACTAATTATAATTGTGGAACAAGTAGTTAAATTATTATAAATATTTTATTTTGGTAACAAATAAAACACTAAAAAATTGTTGTAAAAGGAAAAAATGTCTATAAAAAAATTAAAAAAATATGATAAATTATATAATTTGGGTATATCACCAATATCAGATTTAGAATATGATAATCTTAAAGAACAATATCAAAAAAATTATCCAAATGATCCATATTTTAAAACAGTTGGTTCAGATTCAAGAGAAAAAGTTAAATTACCGTTTATACTTGGTTCATTAAATAAAACTAAAGCAAATGGAACTTGTGAAAAATGGTTACAGAAACAAGATAGTGATATTATTATATCACCAAAACTTGATGGTGTATCAATTCTTGTCAATTATTTTAATGGTGAAGTAAATAAGGCATATCTTAGAGGTGATGGTGAATTTGGACAAGAAATTACTATCAAATCAAAAAGATTTATCAAATCTATTAAAGAAACTAAATCCATTTGGGTACGTGGAGAAATTCTTCTTGATTATTTACCAGAAGGATATAAAAATAAAAGAAATGCTGTAGCTGGTATTATTAATGATAAAGAAAATGATTTACAAAAAGATTTAAAATTTATTTTTTATGAATATATTAATGCACCTGTTGATATTGAATGTGAAAGATTATTATTACTTGAATCATTTGATATTCCTGTTGTTATATGGAAAAAATTTAAAAAAAATGATTTAACAGAAAATATACTTGTTGAATTATTAAAAACATATAAAGAAGAAAATCCTAATATATTAATTGATGGTTTAGTGTTAACAAAAAATAACAGTGATAGAGAAAATATTAAATATCCAAGTCAAAAAGTTGCTTTTAAAGTAAATCAATCAGCAATACCAACCAAAGTTATTGATATTAAATGGAACACTTCACGAAAAGGCAGAGTAATACCATTAATTGATATTGAGCCTACTGAAATTGATGGTTCAACAATAAGAAAAGTAACTGGTCATAATGCAAAATATATTCAAGATGAAGGTATAAAAATTGGAACATCTATTAATTTAATTAAAAGTGGTGATATAATTCCATTTATAGATAGTGTTATTGATGGTGATATTGCAGATTTACCTATTATTTGTAGTACTTGTGGTGAACAATTGATCTGGAAAAATGTAGATTTAATATGTACCAATAAAAATTGTGAAGCACAATCCATTAAACAATTAACACATTTTATTAAAACTATTGGTGTTATGGGTATATCAATATCTACTATTGAAAAACTTAATATTAATACAATAGAAGAATTGTATAATTTATCAGTTCAAGATATAGTTAAATTAGACGGTTTTGGTATTAAAAAATCTGAAAGTATTGTAAATGAATTAAAAGATAAATTAACAATTACACCATATAAATTTTTATCTGCACTTGGTATTAGTGGACTTGGTAATACAAATGCTAAAAGATTAATGGAAAATTTTGATTCAATTGAAGATATATTTAATGTAACAGATTTTTCTTTTATTGATGGTATTGGTGATAAAACTAGTGATAATATTGTAAAAGGTCTTGTTCAAGGGTTAATTACATATAAAATTCTTAAAAATAAAGGTTTAAAATTTGAAGAGAAACAAGAAGATTCAGAGTTTTCAGGTAAGGTTGTAACATTAACTGGTACAGCACCTATTAAAAGAAATAATCTTATAAGAATTCTTGAGAGTCAAGGATGTATAGTAAAAAATATTAGCAAAAAGGTTGACTTTTTGATAGTTGACGATGTAGAATCAAATAGTAGTAAAGCTAAGAAAGCAAGAAAATATAATATTCCTTTTATGAGTTATGATAATTTACTTGACAAATTAGGTGTAATTGATTAAAATGTATTTTTACTTGCTTACTTATTGGATATTATTATGGGAAAAAAGAAAAAGAAAATCAAGAAACCAAGAGATTGGACAGTTGTACACTTGATTAATAGAGGTGGATCAGGTATCCATGATAAAACAGAGAAACGTTCAAAAAAGAAACAAGATTTAAACATCAAAATTAAACAAGGTAAATTAGAGGATATCTAATGGATAAAATTCAAAAAGGTGTTAGTATGGCAAAAGCAGAAGCATTTAATCATATTGTTAAAATTGTAAATAAGTATAATACAGATACAGAAAATATTGTCTATAATGTAGAAAATATTATACAAGAAACTTTGAAAAATATTAAATATATTAAAAAAAGATATAATATTGAAAAATAAAATAATACATTCTGATTGTGTTGATGCAATTTGTACTTTACCTGATAATCATATTGATTTGTTAATAACAAGTCCACCATATAATGTTAATCTCGGAAATAATAAATTTAATAAAGATAGTTATTTTTCACATGATGATAATATACCATACGATGAATATATTTTATGGCTTACCAAAATTTTTTTTCTATTAAAATCAAAAATGAAAGATGACGGAAGACTGGTTATTAATATTGGTGATGGGAAAAATGGTTTGTTACCTACTCATTCTTACATTATTCAATTTATGATACAATTAGGTTATCATCCATATACAACTATTATATGGAATAAAAATCATTGTAGTAATAGATCATCATGGGGATCATGGAAAAGTCCTTCATGTCCTTCATTTCCGACACAATTTGAATATATTTTAGTATTTTATAATAGATATCAAAAAAAGATTAATAAAGGTAAATCTGATATATTAAAATCGGAATTTATAAATAATTCATCATCTATCTGGAATTTTTCTGGTGATAAAAAAAGTAAAACATGTCATCCTGCAGCATTTCCGATTGAATTACCATTAAGATGTATTAAACAATTTACATGGATAGGTGATACAGTACTTGATATTTTTGCTGGATCTGGTACAGTTGGTGAAGCATGTAGAAGAACAAAAAGAAATTATATTTTGATTGAAAAAGATAAAAAATATATTCCATTAATCAAACAAAGAGTAAATCAGTTAAATATAACAGATTTCTCATAAGGAGAAAAATGCCAAAATGTTATAAGTGTACAAATTTCTTTCATCCAGATTTTAGTTTATTAATTGATCAAATTAATGGTATATATGAATGTGTGTTTTGTCATACAGGCAAAGATACAATTACTATAATTGATAAACAAAATGGAAATGAAATTGAAGTTAAAAAACATCACGCTATAAATCAATATATTGAATACTTAAAAACGATGTCTCAAACAAAAAATGTAAAATCCATTATTGAAAATGGTTATGTATCGAGAATAATAACATGAATATAAAAGAAATATTTTATAACAAAAAAATTAAGTTAAAAAATGACATATCTGAATTGTTTTCAGAATTTGAAAAAGATACAGGTGTAAAAATTATTGATATAATTACAGATACATCTTATAATTTATTAACTTATAAAATTTTAACTAATATAGATAATGAAAATGAATGATAATAAAATTGTGATAACCCTTATTGTCAAACATAGTGAATTAGAATTAAACGATTCTTTATATTAAAATTTGAATTAAAAGAAAAATAGGTGGTTTTATATGTTAAAAAAGAAATGTGAAAATTGTGAAATAAGACTTTGTAATATTTGCTATAATTATAATATGAATAGTGTTTGTTATGAGTAAAATAATAAATAAACCTGTTACAATAATGTATCATACTTATGTTGCAGATTTGTCTGGATGTGGGTATATTAGATGTATATATCCGTCAATGCTAATGTCACAATATGTTCATAAAGACATGGTAAGATTTTTACCATCATATGGTATACATTTTATTAATGATAAAAGTTTTTATAAAAATCAATTATTTACAATGTTTCAAAGATCTGCCACACCTGATCAATTAATTTTAATAAAACATTTTAAAAAACATTTTAGATATGAAACACAAACTCCATTAATATATGAAATTGACGATTTGTTGACTGATATACCTGACTGGAATTATGCATCAACATATTATAGACAACATTCACATGTGGCATTAGAAATCATAAAAATGATGGATGGTATGATCGTGTCTACTAATAAATTAAAAGAAATATTTTCACAATATCAACCAAAAATACAAGTATGTTTAAATCATTTAGTTAAAGGTCATTGGGGTGAACCAAAATATAAAGTTTGGTATCATAAAAAACCAAAAATACTATGGGCTGGTTCAGGTAATCATTTTTCACAAGAAGGTAAAGGTGGTGATTTTGGTGATAAATTATTGAATTTTATTCAAAAAACATCTAATAAGTATGAATGGAATATATTAGGTGGATGTCCTTTAGAACTTAAAAATGATAAAAATGTTATTAAGCATGGATGGGTAAATTTATTTGAATATCCAAATTATATAAAATCATTACATGTTGATTTGGCAATTGCACCATTAGAACAAAATCTTTTTAATGAATGTAAATCTAACATAAAATCTTTAGAATATACAGCAGCAGGTATTCCAGCTATATATACTAATATAGAACCTTATAAAAATTTATCTGTAGTATGTGATACAGAAGATTTGATGATATATCAAATAGAGACACATTTAAATAATCCTGATTTGCTTAAAAAAATATGGGAAAAGGATTATAAAATATTAAAAAATCAATTATTTTGGGAAGATAATAATAATCTTTCTAAATATTTTAATAAAATAATTGGAAATTTTAATTTTAAATTAACTAAATAAAGGAGAAATTATGGACGGTAAATTATTTGAAAAAGAAAAAGTAGAAAATAAAGATAGAAAATTTGGAGCAGCATTAGAATATTTTCCAGTAAAATTTGTAACAACATCCAATGAAAATATTAATGCCTTATTTACAAAACACGAAATTGATCAAGCTATTGATAGAGCAAAAAGAAATCCAGAAGATATAGAAAAAGATAGCAAATGGTGGAATTTATTTGATTAGGAAGTTATTTATGTTTGAAGATGATAATGATAGTATGGAAAAAAATGAATTTATTGTTAAATTACCAATATCAGGTACAATTGAAATTACAGTTAATGCTATTGATGAAACTGATGCTATTGAAAGATCATTAGATGTTGACATTACTGATTCGTTAATGTATGATAATATTGAAATTGAAATTGATTATGATCAAAAAATTGATGTAGAAGAAATTTAAATGAATATTCACAAAAAGGTGTAATATGGAAAAATTGTTTTATAATAAATTAGTAAGGGATAAAATACCATCAATTATCAAAAAATCAGGTAAAAATTTTAAAGTATCTACTATATCTGATGACAAATTTTTTAATATTCTTCTTAATAAACTTCAAGAAGAAGTTGATGAATTTAAATCAAAACCAAATATAGAAGAAATTGGTGATATAATGACTGTAATATTAGAATTAATGGATACATTAAATATAACATATCATCAATTATATGAAGAAATGTCTCAAAAATTGCTAAGTAATGGTGAATATAAACAAAAAATTTTTCTTGAATGGGTTGACAAATAATTAATTGCGCGGTAGAGTAGTGGTAACTCAACAGGCTCATATCCTGTGATATAACAGTTCGAATCTGTTCCGCGCAACCAAATAACAAGGAGATTGAAAATGTTTAAAAAATGTTTGATTTTAGTAATTCTATTAATTGTAAGTGTAAGTACAGTAACAAGTTCTTTAGCAGTAACAATTAGTATTGATAATGGTGATAGATTTTATTCTGATCTTTGGGCTAAAGGTCAAACTATGAATAGTCATATTTTTGTAGATGATCAATTTATTGCTCCTATTTCTTTAGAATTAAATAGTGTACAATATATTGCATTTTGTGTTGATTTTTTTAGTCCACTTTGGGCAGGCAATTGGTCATATACAATTTCAGATGCATCAGATTATATAAATAATAATTATGTTGATCCAGAAAATTCATTAGAATATGCCATATTTAATCTTGAAAATAATTGGGAATCAAGTATTCAAGATAATGAATCAAGAGCTTATACACAATTAAATTTATGGGATACTTTATATGATTATCAACCATCATCTAATATGCATATAGATTCTAATTTTATGTATTTTGATATTCATGATAATTATGGTAATAATTATACAAATCAATTTAATCATGGTGGACCATATCAGAATGGTTTATTAAATGCAACATCAAACGGAAGTTATTCAGTTGATGCTTTTATTGATTTATATTCAGTTATAACTGTTAGTCAAGAAGGTAGTAATGAAATATATCAAACATTATTAATAAAAACTGGTTCTTCACCAATACCGGAACCAGCAACATTATTACTTTTTGGGTTTGGTTTGATATGTGTATCAAAATATTCGAGAAAAAAGTAACTTAAATAGAAGTGTTATAATATTATAACACTTCTATAAATAATTTAATTTAAAGGAGAAAAAAATGAAAAAAATTTTATCTAGAATATTAATATGTGCATTTTTATTCTTATCATCAACAAGTGCACAAGCATATTCAGTATCATTTCAAAATTGGGGCTTTAATCCTGATGGCAATACAATCATTTCACCAATTGATGAAATGACATTATTAGGTACAACACTTAATAATAGCACACCAGAAAGTACAGGACATGGTACTTTTAAAACTTTTAGTGCCTTTCAGGCAACATCATTTCAAAACGATCAACAAGTAATTATTGGATCAGGTATTAATACATTATATCAAATCACTTTTGTTATGGATACAACTGGTAGATATGACGTAAATCCAAATGGTATAAATGATTTGATATTTCAAAATGGATCATTAGATATGTATTTGGATACAACTATGGATTATGGTGATAATACTGATGGTTCACCAAATCCATTTTTTGGTGCAGATAATGGAACATTAATAGCATCATTTGATTTATTATCTGGTACAGGTATTATGGATTATAGTACATCACCTGCAGATGGTAGAACAAATTTAGAATTTGGTGCTAATTATCTTGCACTTGATTATTGGTTTGATAGTGATGGCAACGATATGTCATTATATGGGAATGATCCTTTAATTATTGGATTAGTTGATTCAAATAATATGGTTTTTAGTCCACCTGCCAATGCATTAGATGAATTTATTGAACATAGTGATTTGACATATGGAACAGTTGGTGTTGATCCAAAAATGGAAACTTTCATAACATCAAATGGATCTTATGCACCAGCATCATCAACAACAATACCAGAACCAGCAACATTGTTATTGTTAGGTTTTGGGTTACTTGGATTATCTAAAATACAAAGAAAAGAATTTAATGATATCTGTTAATTTCTTATAGGTTAAAAATATGCATTGATAACAGTATTAAATTTAATACTGTTATCAATTATCCAAGTTAGTAACAGTTCAATCCGCTTCAATATATAGAATTGTATTGTACATGTAAAATGTACAGATTATAAATCTATTAATCTTATAATATCGATTGTTCTAATTTTTTAAAGATAGAGATTAGTTCAATCTGATAAACCATTCAGCTAATATCATCAGTTTAAAACATACTAAATTTTTTCTTGACAAATATATTATATACTGTTATAATTTGTTTATAATTTGAAATAAAGGAGATATTAAATGTCAGTTAAACATTTTCAATCAATAGCAGGTGGTGATGCAATTTGTGGTACAAAAGGAAAATCACCAGAATTTGCCAATAATGTAAATTTAATAACATGTAAAAAATGTTTGAAAATACTTGATAAAATGGAAAATCCAACACCTAAAAAGAAAAAATCTACAACAATTGAAAGAACAATACCAAAAAATTTAACTAAAAGAAAAAAACCAAAAAATTTAAAATTTATTGATGATAGAAAATGGGGTTATTGTTTACAAGTAAATGCATCAACTCTTTTAAAACTTGGTGAAAATCTTAACGATAAAATTACAATAATGACACTTATAACTGATTCAGGTATAATGTCAACCAGTATGCAATTTTATAATGTCAATCAAATTTTATCTATTAAAGAGTCAAATTATCTTAGAGGCTGGTTTATTAATCATAAAATGCATAATGGTGGTAAAGTATTGATATCAGAAGTAAAAGAGGCATTTGAAAAAAAGTAAACATCAAAAGGAACTTAAAAATGATTTACAATACAACTAAAGATAAGATTGAAGATTGGTTTCTTGAATTATCATTTATTAAAGATAAATGGCCTCAAGAGGTATATTTTACATGGTGTAGATTATTAGATAAAATTGAAGATATTATATGGTATGGTCCAAAATTATTTATTAAAAATATCTGGATATATAAAAAAATATTATGGTCAAATAATTGGTTTGATAGTTATTTCCTTCTTGAAATAATAAAAACAAAACTTGATTATGATGCAACACAATATAAAAAAAATGGAAATTCTGTTAATTCTGTTAATTATGCAAAAGAAATGGAATATTGTTCTTTATTGTTAAAAAGATTAATTAATGATACTTATGAAGATGAACATCTTAAATATCATAATATTAAATGGGGTGAACTTAATACATCTACAGTACCAAGTAAAACACATCCTAAATGTATAAAATTGATTTTTAGCAGAAAAAATATTATAACTGATAAACAAAAAAAACAAGAATCTAAAGAATATATTCAACACATACAAGATGCGTGGGATGAAAAACAAGTAGATACCGAAAAACTTTTTGATTTTATGAAAAAAAATATTTATAATTGGTGGGATTGATGTATTATACTAAACTTGACATAATAAACATATACAAAAAAGTTAAATGTCAAAAGCCAGTTAATAAAATACCCAAATTAAAACCAGAAATACTTTTAATTATTCAAGATTTGGTTAATGCTTTTAATACAAAATGGTCAAACATATCACCATTAATATATTTTGAATGTGGACAGTCAATTTATAAGACATTTACCTATAAACATTTTTTAAATGAAAAAATTTTACAAAAATATATTAATAAAGATAAAATTATTAAAAGAAAAGATGTTAATAAAACACAAATTATCAAATCTATAAAATACATAAAATCACAGAAATACAATTCATTAAAAGACTATGCAACATCAGGTGATAATATTAAAACATGTATAATTGATTATTTTTATAATAAAATAGATAAAGTAATAATGTCATTATTAATATTTGATAATTATTTTAATATTAATGAAATAGATAAATTATATACAAGTTATATTTGGAATAATGAAATAACTATGAAATCATTAGTTAAAAGATATAAAAGATATATTAAAAAATTAGAAAAGGAGTATCTTAATAATGAATAAATCATTAGATAATAATAATTATATGGAGAAAAAGAAAAAGAAAGATCAAATAAAAGATCAAATAATTTATGGTAATGGCGAAACATTAAAAGAAAAAAAAGAAAAAAAGAAAAAGTATAAAAATAATAAACTAAACGAAAATAATTGATAAAAATATATAAATGATATTTACTTTTTAAATAAATTTAAGTATACTATATATAAATTAAAATCTTTTCATCAATTAACATTTAATATGAATATTTACGATGATGATAAGTAAATATTATTATAAAAAAGGAAAATAAATCATATGAGCAAATGGATTAAAAAAGATAAATTTAAATCTTTTGTAAATGATAGAGAATCTGTGTCCTAAAACTGATGGGATGGATTGTTATTGTCCATGGTGTGCTGTATCACAATCTTTATATAAAGGTAACAAAGAAGATAAAAAACTTGCTAGAACATATTCAAGACGTGAAAAATATGTCGGTAATGTTTTTATAGTTAATGACCCAAGAGATGAAAACGTTGATGATGAATATAAAGTGTCTGGAAAAGTACTTCTTTATGAATTTCCTGCAACTGTTGAAGCTACTATTAAAAATGAAATGACTGATAAACAAGAAGGTTTTGGAATGTCTATTTTTGATCCAGAAGATGGAAATGATATGTTAATTAAAATTAGATCTAAAAAACCTGATAAAAATGGAAAAACATGGCCTGATTATTCTGATACTATGTTTGCGAGAAAACCTACGTCTTTAGGAACAGAAACAGAAATTGATGAATTAATGGAAGATACAGTTGAATTAGAAAAATATCTTAAAGATACACAATTAGATTGGTCAACTCATGAAAAACTTCTTAAAGTAGAAGGTTTATGGGAAGAAGTTAAAGATGAATTTAATAGACGTGTTAATAAAGAAGATAATAGTAAAGATACTAGTAAAGAAGATAATAGTAAAGAAGATACTAGTAAAGAAGATACTAGTAAAGAAGATACTAGTAAAGATACTGGTAAAGAAGATATTAGTAAAGAAGATATTGATGATATTGATGATATTGATGAATTATTAAACAAATTGAAAAATATGTAAAAAATATGTTGACATCATAAAAATAATTATTATTATATATTAATAATTAAAGGAGAATAATTATATTAATAATTAAAGGAGAATAATAATGTTAATAAAAAAAATTGATAATAAAATATTTGACTCATGGTTTGATGTATGGTTTGACACAGGATTAGACACAAGATTTGATTCAAAATCTTGTAATATAAGATTAAATGATAATGATGATAATCGTGAATATGTATTAAATATTCCTGGATATGGAAAGGAACATATAAATGTTCAATATGAAGGAAATACCCTTTATATTAATGGTAAAAATGACACAGATGAATTTAAAAGATCATTTAGTGTTGATAATAATATTGATAAATCAAAAACAAAAGTTACTGTTAAACATGGTGTTTTAACATTAAAAATATTTAAAAATACTGAAAATTTCCATAAATTAAAAATAAATTAAAAATATTTTTTTTTATTATTTAAACCCTTTCTAGTTTATATAAATAAATTAGAAAGGGTTTTTTTATTTAAAGGAGAATATGTTATGGGAAATGGTAAAGCAAAAGGTAGTGGATATGAAAGAACAATATGTAAATTTTTAACTAAATGGTTAACTAATAAAGAAAAACCATATGTTTGGTGGCGATCACCATCTTCTGGAGCATTGGCAACAATTACTGCTCAAAATCCAAATTTAACTGGTGATATTATTTCAGTATTACCAGAAGGACATTTTTTAACTGATATATTTAGTATAGAAATAAAAAATGGATATCCTAAAAGTTCATTTCATAAATTTTTTTCACAATCAAAAAATAATGAAATTATGAAATTTTGGAATCAGGCAAAAGAAGATATAAAAGATAATAAAAAAGAACCAATGCTTATATGGAAAAAAGATAGAAAAGATCCTTTATTATTTATTAATAAATATATAGTAGACAATTTATTAAAAACTTCACAATTAAATAATTTTATAATTAATATTAAACATGAACAAATTTCTGTTTTTAATATGAAAGAATTCTTTACTATTGTTCAACCTTCTGATATAATAAAATTAAAGGATAAGAAATGGGTAAAATAGTAGAAACGCCGGAAACTTTTTTTGATATAGTTATAATATTTTTATATGATATGATGGTTAATATAGATATGTCTGTATTAAAACGTGATGATATAATTAGTTTAATTGATACTATGGAAAAAAAAGGTCTCAAATCAAAATTTATGAAACATTATATGGAGAATAATAAAGGTATACGTGTTGATTATAAACGTATCAAAGAAGTATTTTATAATCCTAAAAGTGATGACAATACTATTAAACTTATATCAAATAATAATATTAATGAATCAGAAATTAATAATAACTTTTATAAAATAAAAGATCAAATAAGACAAGTTATACATATCATGAAAAAGCAAAAATATAAAACACCTTATAAAGTAATAACTGATATGGAACTTGATAAAATAATAAATTATGTATTAACAGGAGACAAAAAATAAATGGGTGAATTTAGAAATGATACAGAAATGAGTACTACAGCATCAAATGACATGGAACAAACCATAGATACTGAATTTCAAACTGATGTACCTGATGTAAAATCAGATAGTTTTGTTCAACATGGTAAAGATAAATTTCCATGTTTTAATGTTTCATATAAATCATTTTATCAGAATATGAATAGTGGTAGACGTAGAATTAGATTTGAAAAAGATACACCAGTAAGTAAATATTTTCAAGGTTCAAAATATCAAAGAAAATTTTATATTAAACATACAGATAAAGAGGGTAATTCATTAATTAGATCAATAAAATAAAATATGATTACTGTAAAATTGTTATAAAGGAGATAAAAAGTGAAAACAGTTCTTATTGATGGAAATAATATCATGCAAAGATCACTTCATAGTGATGGTACTATGATAATTGATCCAAATAATAAATATAATGTATTAGATTATGATTGGAATATGTTTAGATTTAATATATTTAATTATATATATTGGTCAATAAAACAAGCAAAAAATTGTTCAGAATTAGTATTTGCAATTGATGGTAAACGTCATGAAACATGGCGTAATTATGTTTGGAAGAAATATAAAGCCAATAGAGATAAACCTAAACCTTCTGATAAAAACATTGATTGGAAATTAGTAACTGAAAAATATCTTAATTTTGCTCAAGAACTATCAGAAAATTTTCCATTTAAAATAATTCAATACAAATTAGCCGAAGGTGATGATATTATATCAACTATAGTAATGAATTCACCACAAAAACATTATATTGTTTCTGTTGATAAGGATTATATACAACTTTATGAACCAAATAGAGTTGAAATTTATAGTCCATTAAAACAATCAACTATTAAACATCCGAATCCTGAACATTTTTTAATAGAACAATGTCTTTTAGGTCAAAGTAAAGATAACATCTATAACATAAAAACACCATTAGATCATCCAGAAGATAAAAGAAAAATTGGATTTGGTCCAAAAGCACTTGAAAAAGTAATGACTATTGGTTATAAAAAATGGTTGAAAGATAATAATTTAGAAGAAAAATTCGATTTCAATAGGTCATTGATTGATTTTAAAAAGATACCCAAAGAACTTCAAAATATTATAATGAAAAAATATAATAAAAGTAATAAGCCTGATCCAAATAAAATGTATAAATTTATTAAAAAACAAAATTGGACAATGTTTTTAGATAATTGGACTAATATTGAATATACATTAATGGAACTTTATTAGTGAATTCATTAACAACAAATGATTTCATACAAAGAGCAAACAAAATACATAATAACAAATATGATTATTCTTTAGTTAACTATAAAAATAATAAACAAAAAGTTAAAATAATTTGCTCTAAACATGGAATATTTGAACAAATTCCAGGAAATCATTTAAGAAATCAAGGATGTCCACAATGTAGTATTGAAAAATCAAAACAAAAAAGATCATTAACAACAAATGATTTCATACAAAAAGCAAACAAAATACATAATAACAAATATGATTATTCTTTAGTTGATTATAAACATTCACATCAAAAAATTAAAATAATTTGTTCTAAACATGGTGTATTTGAACAAGTTGCTTCGTCACATTTAAATGGTTGTGGGTGTAATAATTGTTTTATTAATAATCAAAGTGGTGATTTTAATCATTTTTATAATTTATCAGTTAAAATACATAATAACAAATATGATTATTCTTTGGTTGATTATAAAAATATGAAAACAAAGGTTAAAATAATTTGTCCTAAACATGGTGTATTTGAGCAATGTCCTGATAATCATATACATAATCAAGGTTGTCCACAGTGTATATCAAAAAATTATGTGTCAAAATCTGAATTAGATATTCGAAATTGGATAAAATCTTATGTTACAATTGATACAAATAATAAAAAATTAATATCACCTTATGAGGTAGATATATTAATACCAAAATATAAAATAGCAATTGAATATAACGGATTATATTGGCATAGTGAACAACAAGGTAAAGACAAGTATTATCATTTAAAAAAATTCAACTTATGTATGAAAAAAAATTATAGATTAATACAAATTTGGGAAAATGAGTGGATTTTAAAAAAAGATATAGTAAAAAGTATACTATTATCGTCAATTAATGGTATTAAAAATAAAATAAATGGCAGACAATGCAAAATAAATAATGTTACACCTAAAATAGCAAAATGTTTTTATGAAAATAATCATATTCAAGGATTTAAAGGTGGTCAACATAAAGGATTGTTTTATAATAATCAATTGGTATCATTAATGACAATTGATAAAAAAGGTGAATTACAAAGATTTGCCAACAAAATATATACTATTGTGCATGGGTCATTTAGTAAATTATTAAAATCATTTGATAAAAAATCTATTTTTACTTTTGCTGATTTAAGATACTTTACTGGTAATGTTTATATAAAAAATAACTTCAAATATGTTTATACAACCAGACCAAATTATTATTATTTCAAAAAATTATGTATTTATCATAGAATGAATTTTCAAAAAAAGAAAATAGAACAAAAAAATATGAAATTTGATTCTAACTTAACAGAATACCAAAATATGTTACAAAATGGGTATGATAGAATATGGGACTGTGGAAACAAAAAATTTTTGCTTGACAATTTATAAAAATATGGTATAATTAATTTTTTATTAAAAAGGAGAAAATTGTGAATAAAAATTATAGAGGTTTTGAACCTGTTAAAAAAGAATATTTAAAAAGTTATAAAAATTGTGATGATGTAATAATGCCATTAAGAGGTACATCAAAATCAGCCGGTTATGATTTTCATTTACCTAATGATGTTACTATACCGGCAGGTGGATCATATCTATGTTGGTCTGATATAAAGGCATATATGTGTGGTAATGAAGTCCTTGAAATTTATCCAAGAAGTTCAATTGCTATAAAAAAAGATATTATTATTAAAAATACAGTTGGTATTATTGATACCGATTATTATAATAATATCAAAAATGATGGTAATATTGGATTATTTCTTAAAAATATTGGTGAAAAGGAACAAACTTTTAAAAAAGGTGAAGCAATTGCTCAAGCAATATTTAAATCATTTCTTATATCTGATAACTGTAATAGTAATGATACAAGAATTGGTGGTGTAGGAAGTACAAGTAAAGAAAAATTCAATGTAGATCCAAGTAATCAATTGCCACCAGAAGTAAGAAAAAAAATTGAAGAACAGATAAAAACTGGTGATATTAAAATACCTTTAAATAAGGAGTAATATATATGCAATCAAAATTAAGTGACATGTTAAAAAATGTTGAATCAGATAATAATCCACCTATCAATGTTGATCCTGATAACAAATTGCCACCAGAAGTAAGAAAAAAGGTTGAAGAAAAATTTAAATCTGGTTCTTTCGAAACTGAATCAACAACTGCAGATCAAAAAATAAAAGAATGGGTTAATAATTTATCTAGAAAAGAAAAATTTAAACATGGTCTTATGTCAGAAGGATATAAAGCAGGTTATACTAAACCTACTATAGATCAAAAAAAATCGAAAAATCGAAAAAAAAACAAACAATCTAAACAATCTAGAAAACGTAATAGAAAATAATTAAAAGGATAATATATATGAGTGGTGATTTTTTTACCACATCTTTTGAAGAATTTATTTATATGAGAACCTATTCTCGTTGGATAGATCAAATAAAAAGACGTGAATATTGGGATGAAACAGTTAAACGATATTTAAATTTTATGATTGAACAAGTTCCTAATGATAATGATAAAAGTAGATTTAAAGATGCTACTGATAGTATTTTTAATTTTGAAATAATGCCGTCAATGAGGTCATTATGGACGGCAGGTAAAGCATTAGAACGAGAAAATATATGTGGATTTAATTGTAGTGCTGTCATAATTGATGATCCTGCAGTATTTAGTGAAATACTTTATATATTAATGTGTGGAAGTGGTGCCGGATTTTCAGTTGAAAGACAATTTATTAATAAAATGCCTGATATACCATCTAATTTAAAAGAAGTTGATGATGTAATTGTATTTGCTGATTCAAAACTTGGATGGGCAGAAGGATATGCAAAATATATTAGAGAATTATATAAAGGTAATATCTTACAATATGATGTATCTAAAATTAGAGATAAAGGTGAAAGACTTAAAACTTTTGGTGGTAGAGCAAGTGGATCTGAACCATTAATTAATCTTCTTAATATTACAAAAAATATATTTATTAATGCTAAAGGTAGAAAACTTAATAGTATTGAATGTCATGACCTTGTATGTCATATTGCCAGTATAGTTATAGTGGGAGGTGTAAGACGTTCCGCAACTATATCATTATCAAATTTATCTGATAATAGAATGGCACATGCTAAAGATGGCAATTTCTATATTAGTCAACCACAAAGATCATTGGCAAATAATTCAACTGTTTATACAGAAAAACCAGAATGTATTGATTTTATGGATGAATGGACAAATCTTGTTAGATCACAATCTGGTGAAAGAGGTATTGTTAATAGACAAGGTATTGTTAAACATCTTAAAAAACATGTTAAAAGAAGAAATCCAAATTTTGATTTTATAACCAATCCATGTGGTGAAATAATATTAAGAAGTAAAGGATTTTGTAATTTATCAGAAGTTGTAATACGACCTGATGATACCATTGATACATTAAAAAAGAAAGTAGAAGATGCTACAATTATTGGTTGTGTTCAATCAACTTTAACAAAATTTAAATTTTTAAGAAAACAATGGACAGATAATGCAGAAGAAGAAAGACTTTTAGGTGTATCATTAACAGGTTTAAGAGATCATCCAGTATTAAACCATGTTCATAATACAGCAAAATATTGGTTAGAAGAATTAAAAGATCATGCCATTAAAACATCTAAAATATGGGCAAATAAACTTGATATAAATGAACCAACTGCAGTTACATGTGTTAAACCAAGTGGGACAGTATCATTATTAAATAATACATCAAGTGGTTTACATACACGATTTTCCAAATATTATATAAGACGTGTTAGAGTAAGTAGAACTGATCCTTTATGTAATATGATGATTGATCAAGGATTTAATTGGAATCCAGAAGTAGGTGAAACTGAATTTAATTGGCAAACTGCAGTATTTAACTTTCCTATTAAATCACCTGAAAATTCGGTATGTAATAATAATACTGATGCTATAGAAATGCTAGAATATTGGAAAATGTTAAAAGTTCATTGGTGTGAACATAATCCATCTTGTACTATATTTGTTAAAAATGATGAATGGTTAAAAGTTGGTAATTGGGTATTTGAAAATTGGAATAAAATTAGTGGTTTGTCATTTTTACCAACAGATAATTCTACTTATCAATTAGCGCCATATGAAGAAATAACTGCAGAACAATATGAAAAATTAATTAAAAAACAGCCAAATATTGATTTTTCTCAATTATCGAAGTACGAATTAGAAGATACAACAAAAGGGTCACAAGAATTAGCGTGTTCTGGTGGTAGTTGTGAATTAGGTGGACAATAAAATTTTGACATAAATTAATTATTATGTTATATTAATGTTATATTATAAAAGGAAAGGAAATAACATAATGAAAATTTATCTTGATGATGAAAGATATCCACCTATTGGATGGATCAGAACAAAAAATGTAAACTCTACTATTACTTTATTAAAAACTGGTAGAGTTGTATCTTTAAGTCTTGATCATGATCTTGGAACAAATAAAGAATGTGGTTATGATGTTTTACTTTGGATAGAAGAACAAGTATTTACTAATAAAACATATAAATTACCAAATAATATATATATTCATACAGCAAATCCTTCTGCAAGAAAAAAAATGGACCTAGCTCTTAATAAAATTAAGGAGACGTATTATGAAAAAAAGAAAAAAAATTAATGTTATTACTAAATCGGAATTTAATAAACGTAGAAGATTATATATTAAATCATTGATTAATAATGAAAATTTTGAAGATGCAGAAGGTCATGGAGTAAATAGAAATAAAGAATTTACAAAATATTTTGGAGCAACTATAAATTAATGAGATTTAAAACTAATGATGGAATCTATCATAACATTGAAGATTTCAGACAAGGCAATTCTATAATTTTAAAAGGTAAAAAATTTAGAGAATTACCTAAAGGTATGAATATTGATGGTAATCTTATAATAAAAGATACTTACATAAGATCAATACCACCTAAAACTATTATATCTGGTGATCTAATAATGGATGGAAGTAAAGTATCCAAAATTCCTGGTACTGTTAAAATTGGTAGAAATTTAAGTGCAAAAAATACAAGATTATTATCATTTCCTGGTACTTTAAAATCTAATGGTGATATGGATTTATCAGGATCATTAATAGAAAAATTACCAAATAATTATAGAGTAAGGGGTGATTTAGATTTAAGTCATACAACTTTATTTAAATTACCCAAAAAACTTACTGTTCAAGGTGATTTAGATTTAAGTCATACTAGAATTGTTGAAATACCAAAAGATTTAAAAATTGGTCAATCATTATATATTATTAATACTTCTTTTACTGAATTACCTGAAAATTATCATATTAAAGGTAGCTTGCATTGTGATAATATTAAATTATATTATTTTCCAAAAGGTTTAAAAATTGATGGTAGTTTATATGCATCACAATTACCTATTACAACGTTACCTGATGATATACAAATTAAAGGAGATATTGATTTATCAAAATCACTTTTAACATCATTACCTTCTAGTTTTTCAAGTAATGGTAATTTGAATTTATCATATACAAGAATAACATCATTACCTGATAGATTAAGAGTTAATGGTAATTTAGATATAAGTTATTCAAGAATAAAAAGTTTGCCTAAAAGATGTCATATTACTGGAAATTGTAATATGATACATACAATATTGAACAAAATTAGTCAAAATTTTAATGTTAATGGATTTGTTGATTTTAGATATACTAAAATTGAAAAAATACCCAGACATATAACATATGATCATTATAATGAAATTGATGAAGGAGAAATACAATAATGTCTTTCATGACCTATGAAGAAATTGGTAAAGAAATGAATATATCAAAACAGGCAGTTAATCAATTACTTAATAAAGCAATTGATAAAACATTTAAAGTGATTTCCAATAATACAGATAGCCCATTTGATGCAATAAAAACAATGACAATGATCTTTAATATTAATAATAATAAAGATTTTCAACAAATGTATAAAATTTTAAATAAAAAATATAAACAGGAAATTGAAAATGACAAAGAATGGAAAGCAAATCAACAAATGTGTTAATTGTGTTAATTGTATTCAAATAAATAAAAATAATTTATTTGAATGTGACCTTGGATATTTTCAAAATGCTACTAAAACACAAGTAATGATTTATATTCCAATATTATTTGAATGTATTAATTTTGAAAGAATAAAATATGATTAAAGAGTATCGTATTACAGAAATGTTATATGAAAAGTGTCAAAAAGTAACAATTAAAAAAAATGAATGGGTGTGTAGATGTCCACTTTGTGGTGATTCTACAACTAAATCAAATGTTAAAAGATTTCATATAAATTACTATCCAGCATATGATACTTTTATGTATAAATGTCATAGATGTGGTGAAAGTAATAATGTTTATCAATTATATAGTATTCTTTATGATACATCATATAAAGAAGCTAAAAAGTTTTTAAATGATTCAACATTTAAATCAGAATCTATACAAAAAAGATTATCTACACAAAAAGAAAATTGTGATACAAAATTAAAAACTGATTTGGATATTAATTTAAAAACTGATTGCTATTTTATTGATGATAATCCATCATCAATAATTGGTAAAAAATTAGTTAAAAAATTACAATCATTTATTAATGATAGAAAAATATCAGAAAAATGTTTTATTGCACATACTGGAAGATATAAAGGTAGAATAATTGTACCTATTATTAATAATAATATTTTAGAATATTTTCAAGGTAGATCATTATATAATAATATTGAACCAAAATATCTTAATCCAAAAATAGAAAAAGACAATATTATATTACATAGAAATGTTTTTGATAAAAATAGAGATATTATTATTACAGAAGGTATAATTGATGCTATGTCAATTGGTAATCAATCTACATGTTGTCTTGGTTCATCAATATCAGATGAATTTTTAACACAGATTATGTCATATACTAATAAAGGAATTATTATTTGTTTGGATAATATCTTTATTGATAATGCAGCAAAAAATCAAATGTTAAAATTAATAAAAAAATCAAAATATTCTAAAATATTAAAATATTTTTTAATGCCAAAAAAATACAATCATATAAAAGATATTAATGAACTAAAAATAAAATTTAATATAGAAAATCTTGAAAATTTTGTACAATTAAATAGTTATTCAAGTTTTTTTATTGAAACAAAGGTAAAAATGAAATTATAATAATTCTTTTTAACTAAATATAATCAATTAGTGCATTTGAACAGTTTATGTTAAAAAGGAGAATGAAATGAAATTTACAATACCTGGTAAAGATGTTATTAAAATTGATGAAAAAGATTTTGAATCTAAAAATATTATTCAATCAGATAATAAAATACATCTTATAAAATTAGATTTTAAAATCCCAACAAACGAAAAAATAAAATGGGTTTTACAATCATATAATTCAACTAATAGATATATTATTAATAATAA